CGGCAATAAGTCGTCATCCCATGTTTTATCCAGGGCGATCAGCAGAGTGTTAATCTCCTGCATGGTTTCATCGTTAACCGGAGAGATGTCGCGTTCTGGCTGACGTTCTGCAGTGTATGCAGTATTTTCGACAATGCGCTCGGCTTCATCCTTGTCATAGATACCAGCAAATCCGAAGGCCAGACGGGCACACTGAATCATGGCTTTATGCCGTAACATCCGTTTGGGATGCGACTGCCACGGTCCGGTGATTTCTCTGCCTTCGCGGGTTTTGAATGGTTCGCGGCGGCATTCATCCATCCATTCGGTAACGCAGATCGGATGATTACGGTCCTTGCGGTAAATCCGGCATGTACAGGATTCATTGTCCTGCTCAAAGTCCATGCCATCAAACTGCTGGTTTTCATTGATGATGCGGGACCAGCCATCAACGCCCACCACCGGAACAATGCCGTTCTGCTTATCAGGGAAGGCGTAAATTTCTTTCGTCCACGGATTAAGGCCGTACTGGTTGGCGACGATCAGCAATGCGATGAACTGCGCATCGCTGGCATCGCCTTTAAATGCCGTCTGGCGAAGAGTGGTGATCAGTTCTTGTGGGTCGACAGAATCCATGCCGACACGTTCAGCCAGCTTCCCTGCCAGCGTTGCGAGTGCTGTACTCATCCGTTTTATACCTCTGAATCAATATCAACCTGATGGTGAGCAATGGTTTCAACCATGTACCGGATGTGTTCTGCCATGCGCTCCTGAAACTCAACATCGTCATCAAACGCACGGGTAATGGCTTTTTTGCTGGCCCCGTGGCGTTGCAAATGATCGATGCATAGCGATTCAAACAGGTGCTGGGGCAGGCCTTTTTCCATGTCGTCTGCCAGTTCTGCCTCTTTCTCTTCATGGGCGATCTGCTGGTAGTGACGCGCCCAGCTCTGAGCCTCAAGACGATCCTGAATGTAATAAGCGTTCATGGCTGAACTCCTGAAAATGGCTGTGAAAATATCGCCCGCGAAATGCCAGGCTGATTAGGAAAACAGGAAAGGGGGTTAGTGAATGCTTTTGCTTGATCTCAGTTTCAGTATTAATATCCATTTTTTATAAGCGTCGACGGCTTCACGAAACATCTTTTCATCGCCAATAAAAGTGGCGATAGTGAATTTAGTCTGGATAGCCATAAGTGTTTGATCCATTTTTTGGGACTCCTGGCTGATTAAGTATGTCGATAAGGCGTTTCCATCCGTCACGTAATTTACGGGTGATTCGTTCAAGTAAAGATTCGGAAGGGCAGCCAGCAACAGGCCACCCTGCAATGGCATATTGCATGGTGTGCTCCTTATTTATACATAACGAAAACGCCTCGAGTGAAGCGTTATTGGTATGCATATAAAAAGGCCCTCACACTGGAGGGCAAAGAAGATTTCCAATAATCAGAACAAGTCGGCTCCTGTTTGGTTACGAGCGACATTGCTCCGTGTATTCACTCGTTGGAATGAATACACAGTGCTTATTCGTACTAATAAAACACCCAGTTTTCTGTTTCTTGGTTGTGTCCAAAGTTATATTCAATATCTGGTGTTGATGTATCAATATTCTTCATCCCATCAACAAGAGTTGATACAACAGCCAAATCTTGTTTGATTCTCATTAAATGGTATTTCTTCCGGTGCAATAAACTCTCAATGGCAAGTTTCTTCGTTGGGAATGCAAAAGATCTTTCTGCATTTTTTGCTACTTTCTTAATTGCATATCTATTTCTCCTTTGTTTCCATTCCTGTAACCACTGATTTGGTGCTGGTTTAAAATTAACAATCCAATGCGCAGGAACCAACCATGCATAATGCTCTGTCTGATGAAAAGCTATATATTGAAGTGCGAATATTTTTATCCCATCTTCTTCAACTGTCGCCTGGAATCTCCAGAAAACAGGCATTCCATCATGTTCAGTTTCTGATTCAGGAAAAGGTACGCTCCATGATTTTGTCATATCTCACCTCAAATAAGTGGTTTGCTGCCTAATTTCATTTTCTGGCGACCAACACAAGTCACCTCGCCGTCAGTTGTTTGGATTTCCGGTAGCCTGCCGCGTAAATGGCTACGTTTGGAAGACATACACCAGTTTCTGGTTGCTTATGTCCAAACTCATTCGCGTACACAATGGCCGCTCGCTCCAGATTGCGTCTGTATTCTTTCTGTTGCCAGATCACGTCCTGTGCCATGAACTTAATTGGCTTAGCGTCTTCTATGCGCTCAGGCGTTTCGTGAGTACCTTTAGCCTGAATCTGCGCTCTGCTTAGAGTAGGGCGGTGTAATACTTCTGAACTTATTGCTTCTTCGCGGGCCAGCACGCCGTTAGCTAATGCCTTTGCCTTTAAACGCTCACGACGACGAGAACGTGAATTGCCTTTGAACTGAGTTCTGCGTGTCATATAGACCTCCTGATGAACTTTGGTGGTGTGGTAGGTGGGAGACCCATTTCGACCTGTTTCGGCCTACTTCAATTCGGCAATAGTCCCGCAGGCCTCGCCGCTTTACGTGCGACATATTCCCGTCCATGAACCCTTCACCACACCCCAAAGTTCACTTTGGTTATTGCGCTTTGTCAGCGCCGTAGATTCATATTCGAATCGTTGTATATTCACCGCCCTGGTGAGTGGTGCATCCTGCTGATGGCTAAATAGTACGATGTGTACTTTATTGAGTCAATACAAAATGTTCTAAATATGATTGGTTTTTTATAACGTTTTGTATTTTATGGGGTTATATTTTGCAGGGTTGAGTGGCTTGGGAGGTGATCGAGAGATCTGAATTGCGATGTTTAGTGAGTTGTATCTATTTATTTTTCAACAAATACAATTGGTTATGTGTTTTTAGGTGGGGCGATCGTGAGGCAAAGAAAACCCGGCGCTGAGGCCGGGATGAGGATTATGTTATCTCTTTGACATAAAGTATTATCGCGGACTTTATTTCACCATCTAGTTCTTTTGCGTTGATTGACAAATGAACTGGTTTTCTATCCCACTCAGCTTGCTGAAGAGCTTTTTTATGCTCGGATGCGTCGAGAAAAACATCTTGTACTATGCACGATATTCTTAGATCGGAGTCAACATTTCTCACTTGCACTTTGAAGCTCTCTGGATCAGTGGAGTCAACCTTTTCAATGCGATAATTTCCATCAAGGCGGATCTCCATTGATTTCCGCCTTGCATTTGTAGTGAGGGTTTTGGATAGATCTGCATCCAATACAACGCCATCAATCTGAGCTGTATCAGCCTTGACAAATGATTTAACTATGTCGGTTTTTGCGTCATGAGCAAGTCTTTCCATGTTGTCTAGCTTGGGTTTTTCGCTAATAATCTGAGTCAATAATTCACTTCGTTTTGTTTCCTGCTCAGACATGAAGCGCATGGTCGCAAGGTGTTCACGCTCAGACTCGCTTTTTACTTCTGCCATGCGAATCTCTTTGCGGTCTTCTAGATATTTTTTGAATAGGACGACGCCGCCCCATATAAGAGCGACCCCTAAAACTGTAATAACGATCTCTTGAGGGCCCACTTTACTCACCGCAGTTTGTATAACCTCACCCATGAACCCATCCATATTAACTTCTATCAAGGACGAGCCATTCTCAACATTCACCTGAATTTCGATAGCTTCCTTCTCTTCTTTTGAAAGCTTTCTTGGGTCAGGAACTCCGTACTTTAACAATGCATAAGCTCGGTTTATTTGGGCCTGCATTTCAACAAAACCCTTCATGACAGAAGGAGTCAAACTGCCATGAAATTTGTCACCAGTAAGACGGAAGGTTAAGTTAGGCCACCCTTCAAATGATATTCCATCAGGAAGATCTTGCCCAGCAATGTACATCTCAACAAAACGCAAAGCATCTTCTTCGGAATGAATAACCGCCGTGCTGATTTCCAAGACTAAGCCTCTATAATTATTAATAATTTCAAATGATTGCTGTTTTTATTAGGAGACATTTAGCCATTCATCACCCAAACGTCTCTTCAGGCCACTGACTAGCGATAACTTTCCCCACAACGGAACAACTCTCATTGCATGGGATCATTGGGTATTGTGGGTTTAGTGGCTGTAGAAACACCTGACCGCTATCCCTGATCAGTTTCTTGAAGGTAAACTCATCACCCCCAAGTCTGGCTATGCAGAAATCACCTGGCTCAACAGCCTGCTCAGGGTCAACAAGAATTAACATCCCGTCAGGAAAACTGGGTTTGGAACCTGTTGGTGCGGTCATTGAGTTACCTTCAACCTCAAGCCAAAATGCAGAATCACTGGCTTTTTTGGTTGTGCTTACCCATCTCTCCGCATCACCTTTGGTAAAGGTTCTAAGCTCAGACGAGAACATCCCGGCCTGAACATGAGAAAAAACAGGGTACTCATATTGTTTTTTAACGGGGGCTGATGAGTATTCGCCAACAGGTGAAAATGTACCGTCGTGGTTGAATGAGACGTTATTAATACCAAGGTACTTAAACACCACACCAATCTCGTCAAGAGATGGATGACGAGATCCGCGCAACCAGTGACCAATTCCACCCTGCGTCATACCAAGCTCTTCAGCTAACTTCTCTTGAGTTATGCTGAGTTCTTTCATTCTGGATCTAGCCAGTTCATACCATTTCATTTTCATACCCTCATTATTACGCTCCGTACTAAAACCATCCATGCACAAGATGTATTTTTTCGATTGCATTCCAAAAGTACATATCGTATTATTGTTTCATGGTTACTATGGAGGGCATATGAGCAACCTACGAAAATATCGAGAGTCACTGAAGATCTCTCAAACAACCCTTGCTAAGGCTGTTGGATGCACACAGGGGGCTATCGGACATTGGGAATCTGGTCGTCGCTTCCCAGACCTTAAAACATGCCGTGCTCTTGTTGCGTGCCTAAACAAGTTCGGCGCAAAAGTCAGTCTTGATGACGTGTTCCCGCCGGAACACCAAGCCGCTTAATAAGCGGATCCACTCTTTTCACAATGGACATTCGTCCTACGTCGCTGACAAAGCGAGTCCCAATATATCTGACCAACTAAGGCCATATGCGTTTCCACGCATACCTTTCAACTAACTATTCACTATTGGAAATATTAAGAAATGACACAAACAAGTTACAGCAAACTATCCCAGCGCGACGTTGATCGCGCAGAAACGGATTTACTCATCAACCTGTCAACGCTTACCCAGCGCGGTCTGGCAAAGATGATTGGCTGTCATGAATCGAAGATAAGCAGAACGGACTGGAGATTTATTGCTTCGGTCCTGTGTGCTTTCGGAATGGCATCAGACATCAGTCCGATTAGCAGGGCTTTTAAGTATGCGCTTGATGGAATCACCAATAAAAAACGCCCGGCGGCAACCGAGCGTTCTGAACAAATCCAGATGGAATTCTGAGGGAATTACTGGATCAATACACAGGAGTCATTATGACAAATACAGCAAAAATACTCAACTTCGGCAGAGGTAACTTTGCCGAACAGGAGCGTAATGTGGCAGATCTCGATGATGGTTACGCCAGACTATCAAATATGCTGATTGAGGCTTATTCAGGCGCAGATCTGACCAAGCGACAGTTTAAAGTGCTGCTTGCCATTCTGCGTAAAACCTATGGGTGGAATAAACCAATGGACAGAATCACCGATTCTCAACTTAGCGAGATTACAAAGTTACCTGTCAAACGGTGCAATGAAGCCAAGTTAGAACTCGTCAGAATGAATATTATCAAGCAGCAAGGCGGCATGTTTGGACCAAATAAAAACATCTCAGAATGGTGCATCCCTCAAAACGAGGGAGGTTCCCCTAAAATGAGGGACATCCCTCAAAACGAGGGAAAATCCCCTAAAACGAGGGATAAAACATCCCTCAAATTAGGGGATTGCTATCCCTCAAAACAGGGGGACACAAAAGACACTATTACAAAAGAAAAAAGAAAAGATTATTCGTCCGAGAATTCTGGCGAATCCTCTGACCAGCCAGAAAACGATCTTTCTGTGGTTAAACCGGATGCTGCAATTCAGAGCGGCAGCAAGTGGGGAACAGCAGAAGACCTGACCGCCGCAGAGTGGATGTTTGACATGGTGAAGACCATCGCACCATCAGCCAGAAAACCGAATTTTGCAGGGTGGGCTAACGATATCCGCCTGATGCGTGAACGTGACGGACGTAACCACCGCGACATGTGCGTGCTGTTCCGCTGGGCATGCCAGGACAACTTCTGGTCCGGTAACGTGCTAAGTCCGGCCAAACTCCGCGACAAGTGGACCCAACTCGAAATCAACCGTAACAAGCAACAGGCTGGCGTGACAGCTGGAAAACCAAAACTCGACCTGACAAACACTGACTGGATTTACGGGGTGGATTTATGAAAAACATCGCCGCACAGATGGTTAACTTTGACCGTGAGCAGATGCGTCTGATCGCCAACAACATGCCGGAACAGTACGACGAAAAGCCGCAGGTACAACAGGTAGCGCAGATCATCAACGGTGTGTTCAGCCAGTTACTGGCAACTTTCCCGGCGAGTCTGGCTAACCGGGACCAGAACGAACTGAATGAAATCCGCCGCCAGTGGGTTCTGGCTTTCCGGGAAAACGGGATCACCTCGATGGAACAGGTTAACGCAGGAATGCGCGTAGCCCGTCGGCAGAATCGACCATTTCTTCCATCACCCGGGCAGTTTGTTGCATGGTGCCGGGAAGAAGCATCCGTTATCGCCGGACTGCCAAACGTCAGCGAGCTGGTTGATATGGTTTACGAGTATTGCCGGAAGCGAGGCCTGTATCCGGATGCAGAGTCTTATCCGTGGAAATCGAACGCGCACTACTGGCTGGTTACCAACCTGTACCAGAACATGCGGGCCAATGCGCTGACTGACGCGGAATTACGGCGCAAGGCCGCAGATGAGCTTGTCCATATGACTGCGAGAATTAATCGTGGTGAGGTGATCCCTGAACCAGTAAAACAACTTCCTGTCATGGGCGGCAGACCTCTAAATCATGTTCAGGCGCTGGCGAAGATCGCAGAAATTAAAGCTAAGTTCGGACTGAAAGGAGCAAGTGTATGACGGGCAAAGAGGCAATTATTCATTACCTGGGGACGCATAATAGCTTCTGTGCGCCGGACGTTGCCGCGCTAACAGGCGCAACAGTAACCAGCATAAATCAGGCCGCGGCTAAAATGGCACGGGCAGGTCTTCTGGTTATCGAAGGTAAGGTCTGGCGAACGGTGTATTACCGGTTTGCTACCAGGGAAGAACGGGAAGGAAAGGTGAGCACGAACCTGATTTTTAAGGAGTGTCGCCAGAGTGCAGCGATGAAACGGGTATTGGCGGTATATGGAGTTAAAAGATGACCATCTACATCACTGAGCTTGTAACAGGCCTGCTGGTAATCGCAGGCCTTTTTATTTGCATCAGAAACAGAGTGAGGTGAGAGCATGAGTAACAGCGAATATATGTTTTACGCAATCATCGACGATGAAGATGGGCTTGTTTCAGTAGCGCATGAAAAATACGGTGAAGTTAAGGCGGTATTCCGCACTAAAGAGGATGCTCAGCGAGCTATTGATTTACAAGATGATGAGAACGGTCTCCGCATAAGAAAATGTGAAATCGTACAGGCCTAACACCCCAGCACACTAATGGAGAGAAATGATGACAACGATTGGTGTTCTTTACGACGGGTGGACAAAAGAACGATTAAGACGTCATTACAAGATGGCAAAAGTTATCCGCAACAAGCCCTATCGCAATGACTATCGAAAGGTGATGGCAAATAACATGCAGAAGAATATCGACAGGATATTCCCGCGCGGAAAGGCTGTGTGGCGCTTACTTAAAAATGAGTGGTGATGGAGAGGAATATGGACGAATCAAGAAAGCAGTTTGAAGAAAGTTGGTTGCGACGTGGAGGCGAATCTTCAGACCTTATCCGTTACCCTGAAAATCACCATGAAATTGGCAGCGGTAATATTGGTGGTCAATACGTGATTGACGATGTTCAAGGCCACTGGCAAACGTGGCAGGCATCGCGATCAGCTATTGAAATAACCGCGCCAAAGTTTATCGACAGCAGAGAAGCATTAACCAAAGGGTTTACTGTTGATTATTCCAATGGCTTCGGTGATGCAATGGATGCTTATGAGGAAAACATCCGCTCTGCTGGAGTCAAAGTGAAGGAGTAACGATGAAGCAAACAATCTTCCTCCGAACTAAGCAACAACAGCAAGCCGCAATAAATGCCATCCTCGCAACACCACTCGATAAAGACAAGCCAGTCACCATCCGCATTACTGACTACAAGCGCAACCTTGACCAGAACGCAAAATTTCACGCGATGGTCGCAGATATCGCTAGGCAAGTTCAGTGGCGCGATAAATGGTTAAAACCAGAACAATGGAAGGTTTTGTTGATCAGCGGTCATGCAGTGGCAACAAAACAGGAAGCTGATGTTTTGCCAGGCCTTGAAGGCGAATACGTCAACATTCGCGAAAGCAGCGCGCAGATGAGCGTGAAGCGTATGGCAAGTCTGATTGAGTACACAACAGCATGGGCTATTGGTCAGGGTGTCAGATTTACCGACAGGAGGTACGAATGAGACGACAGCGACGAAGTTTCACCGACATAATCTGCGAAAACTGCAAATACCTTCCAACGAAACGCTCCAGAAATAAACGCAAGCCAATCCCAAAAGAATCTGACGTAAAAACCTTCAATTACACGGCTCACCTGTGGGATATCCGGTGGCTAAGACATCGTGCGAGGAAAACAAGGTAATTGACTAAAATCGAAGTTACGAACAAGAAAGCGTCGAGCGGGCTTCAGTGTACACTGAGTGGATTCTATCTAGGCTTAGTGCATACAGAAGATTGCTGGTAAAGGACATGCCAGGCAAAACGATGAGGACTGATATTTATGAAAACATCTGATTTTTTACTGTTCTTGCATGCGGTACAGGAGGGGCTTTGACCGGGCATTTTATCGTGAATATTTTCACTTGGTATTTCTTTGGTTTTAGAGATTACTTCACTCGATGGGTTTTAAATAGTTTTCGCCGGTTTATCGGGTGCAAGCCTGATATGAGAATTTATAAAGATGAAAAGAATTGATTGTTAATGTGTTATGAGGTTTTTTGTTGTGAGTTTGTAATCTGCTTTTATAGAAATACATTAAGTAAATATAATTAAATATTCAAATTGTATATGTATGCGACATGTTGGTGTTTGGTCGCATACACTGTTGAATATTTGGCTAATGTTATATCAATATAGAGTTAAAGTCTAACACAACATAGACTCTCTATATGCTAACGTCTTGACTATAACTGCAATTATTTTTTCATTAACTTCGTTACCCATGCTTAAACGCGAAATATCTTTTTCATGAGTTTTGTTCAAAAATATCAAGAAATTTTTCATTTCGTTTGGTAATGTATTTAGTTCTGTTTCTGAGAATCTTTTTTCATAAATCTCATCAATTTTATGTTTGCATGTTTCTGATTGTGATGTATTTAAAATGGCTCTTTCTCCTTGGGTACAGGAGTTTATAACTTCTTTCAGTATTTGTTTTTGGTCTTCTGGGGATGTTCTTTGTCCATTGAATGCGTAAGATATCCTGTCTTTTGTTTTGAAAAGTGGCATGGTTATATTTTTTGTATGCTGGAGGTCAACACAAAGAGCTATTGCCTGAGTATTTAGTATGTCCGGATTATGGGAGTAAGTTGATCTTTTCAAAGCATTAGCACTTGCTGATGCCCCTTCATATGGATTTTGATGAAATAATAGATTTAGTATGTTTACGATGAATAAAGACATCATTTGTGGTGGTGTGCCTTTCTCAAGAGAGCGCATGATTGCTCCCGATAAAGAGGACATCAGACTTAATCCTTGTGTTAATACCCGCTGGGTGGTTTTAAAGGCCGCTTCTTGCGATATAAATCTCTGAGCAGAATTTGGGTTATCAGAAGAACCATGTTTATAAGCTTTATACCACGAGTCACCTAATATAGCTAAGGCCAATGGTATATCAACATAACGCACTCCCCTACCTATAGTTCTTACTATGCTACCTGTTTTAACTGCTCCATTAAGCATTAACAGTGGTGACATGGTTAGTAATGTACTTGTTAAACATAGAGTAAATCGTGCTATAACCGAACCTGTTATTTTTTTATTACTTATACAATACTTAACTTCATCTATTAGTTTAGGATATTGATAGAATATTGTTGGTGCATGAAATAAAGTTGCTGATAGTAAATCACCAAGTATGCGTACCTGGGTTATATCTAGTGATAATACATTACTTAAGAATGCTTCTGTATTTATTGTTGGAGAAGGTGATGTATATAAAGATGGTTGTTGAGACTGTGAAGGTGATTTGTTATAGTCGCCATTAAAAAATAATGCCTGTATGAGCAAGTGAATGCTGATTCCGCCTCCGGCTCTGAACGCATATGGAAGTATCTGTTCGATTTTATTGTGTATGGCCATATAGGCTTTATAAAAACATCCTGACTGATTATATACCTGATGATATTGATCGTTCAGAACTCTCATAAGATGGAGAACAGTTTCTGCACTCTCATTCTCTTTTGGTATAATTTCATGAATGATGCTGTCCAGTTGATATTTTTGCTTGCATGTTAGGATTTTTGTAATTCTTTCATCGATTTCAATGCATATTGAATTATTTTTATCGGATAATAACAAATCATTTTCCTGTGTATTTGTTTGTATCTCTTGTGGGATATTAATTACCACATCCGTACATGTTCTATCCACCTCATTTGTCTTTATGTTGTCAAGAAAATCATTTAACGTCAGTTGAGAACCCAATTCATTAATGTAGTCCAATGATGACGTAGAAGAGCTATTATCAAGAAAATCGTTCAGAGTGAGCTCGGAGTCGTTTCTTGTTATCGGATATACATTTGTGGAAGCGGCTAATTTAATACTCCGGTTGCTGGAGGTAGAAGCTGTTGGTTCAGAGGTTGACGAACACTGCATGTCAATGCATACATAACCTTTATTTGAAGTTGAATTTGGAATCAAGTTTCCTCCTGAATTAATGGTTTCCATAATACTAACTATTGATAAAAATATTTTGCATTTCATTAAAATAAAAAATCCCATGGAAAATATTTTTTGTTAGTTATTACATACAGCACATCAGGTCGTCAATATAGTCTAACTATAGTTATCACCAAAAACTTGCCTCGATTTTAGATTTTTCCAGTATTTGTAGATATTGCACTGAACACCGAATACGTAGCAGAGGGTGTCTACACGATAACGTTCTATGAGCTACCATGTTGTCGAAAAATTGTTTAGTGAGTATGACATCAGGAATGTGGTGGTCTGTTTTAATATTTCTATTTCTATTTCTATTTCTATTTCTATTTCTATTTCTATTTCTATTTCCATTTCTATTTCTGTTTGTTGTGGTTTTTTCTTTAGTTCATGTATTTCGATTTGTTTCTGAATTATCGGGGGTAGTGTCTTCCCTTTTCCCTGAGGCTTATCATGCAGTTATTTTCGCCATCTTGGTATTGTGGAAATACCGACATCCATAGCTTTGGTGAGCTCTGTTCAGGTGGCCAAATTCAGAAAACCATTACGGAGGAAGAAGGCGATGGCTAAACCAGCGCGAAGACGATGTAACCGTAAAAGAGAAGATTTAACTGTTAAAAGGATATTTGAGTTACTAAGTTTCGATAAATCTACCGGGGTATTTAGATGGAAAGTTCCCACTCAGGGAAGGATAGCATTAAATAGTGTTGCTGGAACTTTTGATTCCAACGGTTATTCAATGATCATAATAGATGGGCGTAGATATAAAACTCACGTCTTAGTTTTTTACATAACTCATAATCGTTGGCCTGCTGGTCAAATTGACCACGTTAATGGAATTAGGACCGACAATAGGCCAGAAAATTTAAGAGAATGCCTGCCAATAGAAAATTCAAGAAATATAAGGATCCGAAAGAATAGCAAATCAGGTTGCAGAGGGGTTACTTGGCACAAACGACAGAAAAAATGGAATGTTAGGCTAGGATTCCATGGCAAGAGTAAACACTTCGGATGCTTTGATGATCTGGAGTTAGCGGTACTAGTTGCTGAAGAAGCCCGAGATAAGTATTACGGTGATTTTTCCGGCAACGAAAGGAGCACTTATGCGAATCTATCGAAGGAAATGTAAATGTTGCAATGAATGGTTTATACCAAAATATCAAAATCAATATTGGTGTAATGAGATTTGTGGAACCAAGATAGCACTCGAACGACGAAGCAAAGAACGCGAAAAAGCGGAAAAAGCAGCAGAGAAGAAACGACGACGAGAGGAGCAGAAACAGAAAGATAAACTGAAGATTCGAAAACTCGCCTTAAAGCCCCGCAGTTACTGGATTAAACAAGCCCAACAAGCCGTAAACGCCTTCATCAGAGAAAGAGATCGCGACTTACCATGTATCTCGTGCGGAACGCTCACGTCTGCTCAGTGGGATGCCGGGCATTACCGGACAACTGCTGCGGCGCCTCAACTCCGATTTGATGAACGCAATATTCACAAGCAATGCGTGGTGTGCAACCAACATAAAAGCGGAAATCTCGTTCCGTATCGCGTCGAACTGATTAACCGCATCGGGCAGGAAGCAGTAGACGAAATCGAATCAAACCATAACCGCCATCGCTGGACTGTCGAAGAGTGCAGGGCCATTAAGGCGGAGTATCAGCAGAAACTCAAAGACCTGCGAAATAGCAGAAGTGAGGCCGCATGACGTTCTCAGTAAAAACCATTCCAGACATGCTCGTTGAAGCATACGGAAACCAGACAGAAGTAGCACGCAGACTGAAATGTAGTCGCGGTACGGTCAGAAAATACGTTGATGATAAAGACGGGAAAATGCACGCCATCGTCAACGACGTTCTCATGGTTCATCGCGGATGGAGTGAAAGAGATGCGCTATTACGAAAAAATTGATGGCAGCAAATACCGAAATATTTGGGTAGTTGGCGATCTGCACGGATGCTACACGAACCTGATGAAAAAACTGGAGACGATAGGATTCGACACCAAAAAAGACCTGCTTATCTCGGTTGGCGATTTGGTTGATCGTGGTGCAGAGAACGTTGAATGCCTGGAATTAATCACATTCCCCTGGTTCAGAGCTGTACGTGGAAACCATGAGCACATGATGATTGATGGCTTATCAGAGCGTGGAAACGTCAATCACTGGCTGCTTAATGGCGGTGGCTGGTTCTTTAATCTCGATTACGACAAAGAAATTCTGGCTAAAGCTCTTGCCCATAAAGCAGAAGAACTTCCGTTAATCATCGAACTGGTGAGCAAAGATAAAAAATATGTCATCTGCCACGCCGATTATCCTTGTGACGAATACGAGTTTGGAAAGCCAGTTGATCATCAGCAGGTAATCTGGAACCGCGAACGAATCAGCAACTCACAAGACGGGATCGTGAAAGAAATCAAAGGCGCGGACACGTTCATCTTTGGTCATACGCCAGCAGTGAAACCACTCAAGTTTGCCAACCAGATGTATATCGATACCGGCGCAGTGTTCTGCGGAAACCTCACATTGATTCAGGTACAGGGAGAAGGCGCATGAGACTCGAAAGCGTAGCTAAATTTCATTCGCCAAAAAGCCCGATGATGAGCGACTCACCACGGGCTACGGCTTCTGACTCTCTTTCCGGTACTGATGTGATGGCTGCTATGGGAATGGCGCAATCACAAGCCGGATTCGGAATGGCTGCATTCTGTGGTAAGCACGAACTCAGCCAGAACGACAAACAAAAGGCTATCAACTATCTGATGCAATTTGCACACAAGGTATCGGGGAAATACCGTGGTGTGGCAAAGCTCGAAGGAAATACTAAGGCAAAGGTACTGCAAGTGCTCGCAATATTTGCTTATGCGGATTATTGCCGTAGTGCCGCGACGCCGGGCGCAAGATGCAGAGATTGCCACGGTACAGGTCGGGCAGTTGATATAGCCAAAACAGAGCTGTGGGGGAGAGTTGTTGAGAAAGAATGCGGAAGATGCAAAGGTGTCGGCTATTCAAGAATGCCAGCAAGCGCCGCATATCGCGCTGTAACGATGCTAATCCCAAACCTTACTCAACCCACCTGGTCACGCACTGTTAAGCCGCTGTATGACGCTCTGGTTGTGCAATGCCACAAGGAAGAGTCAATCGCAGACAACATTTTGAATGCGATCACACGTTAGCGCCATGATTGCCACGGATGGCAACATATTAACGGCATAATATTGACTTTTTGAATAACTTTGGGGAAACTTGACACCAATAATGGGCGTTTTTTACATGTCATTGATGAGCTCAATAACCTGCCGCCGAGTAGTTTTTATGCTCTGAATTGTATTTGTGTAGTAAACATGCTGACTGCAATGTAATAGAGTTTTTTTAGCCTGTAACCTCTTGACGGCATTGAATTGCTTTTGTTATGAGTTGTAAGCCAATGTTATCATCTTGTATTGGGGTGGTTATGAAGGATGGTGCGCTGCTCAGGAGTTCTTCACTTTTTATTGCCTACATGGGATGCCTTGGATGGGGGAGTGCTTATTTCTATGGATGGGGTACTTCTTTTTACTACGGCTTCCCATGGTGGATTGTAGGTGCAGGTGTTGATGATGTTGCCAGAAGTTTATTTTTTGCAGTTATCGTCATTGCTATATTTCTTATCGGTTGGGGTATTGGTGTTGTATTCTTTTTCGCAGTGAAAAGAAAACATTCTATGCAAGAGCTAAATGTATTTCGCCTTTATTTTGCTGTGGAATTATTGTTTGTGCCGGCAATTATTGAGTTTTCTATATTGAGACAGAAGATTCAGGTACCTCTTTTGCTACTGTCAGCAGCGATTGCGCTGGCGGTTACAATTTCGATAAGATCTTATGGGCGATTTTTATCGGTATCATGCTTCTATGATAAGCCATTTATAAAAAAACATTTTTTTGAGATTGTGATGATTGCTTTTGTGGCATATTTCTGGCTTTTTTCATTTCTGACAGGATATTACAAACCACAGTTTAAGAAAGAATATGAAATGATTAATTATAATGATGATTGGTATTATGTTCTTGCTCGTTATGATAATTGTCTGGTTTTGTCTACTTCTTTCAATGCAGGTAGTAAAAGGTTTGTCATTTATCAATCAGCACAAGATAAGAATCTTCAGGTTGATATTGTAAGGACCAGAATTTAATTGGCTGCATAAATAATATTTTAAGTTGCAAGTTGGCTATTCGTAGGAATAGAACCTCAGGCATGCTGAATGCGTTTTCTGAACATTGTTTTATAAACTGTGTCTGCTTGCTGTTGTGATCCTGCTTTTAGTGATGGTGATGATGGATTTCACCAGCAGGATAATGTTGGTACTGACTGATGGCGCTCTGGTCTGCGGCATTGTGGTATTGCTGTGGCCGATGATGAAAGAACAGAATGAATAATTCTTGACTTTTTTGTTTACTGTTTATTAAAAAACCAACCGCATGGTGAATCCTCCTTGGAGGGGCTAAATGATCGAGTTTTAAGGGCACGTAGCGAGTTCTGTTTGATCATTGCAGAACTTAGCGGGAGGCGCCATGCGTACATCACTAGTGTTATTCCTTTTATCATTTTCCTTGTGAGTTCTGGCTGCGCATTGCGCAGCTTTTTTTTATGACCTGCCACTGGCAGATGGTCATCCTGTGATTTGATTCCGGTTCCGGCTTTTTAACTCTGTTCCTGTACACGGGAGAAATTCGATGTCGATTAAACATTACGATGTTGTCAGGGCGGCGTCGCCGTCAGACCTTGCGGAAAAGCTGACACACAAACTGAAAGAGGGCTGGCAGCCATACGGCGGACCGGTTGCCATTACGCCGTACACACTGATGCAGGCGGTGGCTATTGAAGGAGAGCCACAGGTCGGCCCTTCATCTGAGCCGGATTGGTACTACGTCATCGTACTGGCCGGGCAGTCCAATGCCATGGCTTACGGTGAAGGGCTTCCGCTGCCGGATTCATACGATGCTCCGGATCCGCGCATTAAACAGCTGGCGCGCCGCAGTACAGTGACGCCGGGCGGGGCTGCCTGCAGATATAACGATATTATTCCGGCTGACCACTGTCTGCATGATGTGCAGGATATGAGTACGCTGAATCATCCGAGGGCTGACCTGAGCAAAGGGCAGTACGGCTGTGTCGGCCAGGGTTTACATATTGCCAAAAAACTGCTCCCGTATATCCCGAATAACGCGGGGATCCTGCTGGTACCATGCTGTCGTGGTGGTTCGGCATTTACCCAGGGCGCGGAGGGGACATTCAGCGAGTCCACGGGGGCCAGTCAGGATTCGGCACGCTGGGGGGTGGGCAAGCCGTTATATCAGGATCTGATTTCCCGCACAAAAGCGGCATTGCAGAAAAATCCCAAAAACGTTCTGCTGGCCGTCTGCTGGATGCAGGGTGAGTTTGACATGAGCGCCGCCACCCACGCACAGCAACCTGCGCTGTTTACAGCCATGCTGACACAGTTTCGTGCTGACCTCTCCGTGTTTAACGCGCAGTGCCATGGTGGCAGCGCTGCAGATGTGCCGTGGATTTGTGGTGACACGACGTATTACTGGAAAAATACATACGCTACCCANTACGACACCGTGTACGGCGGGTATAAAAACAGGGAGAGTGAGGGCGTTTATTTTGTGCCCTTCATGACAGACGGTAACGGCGTCAATACCGCCACTAACGCGCCGGCAGAAGATCCGGATATTCCGGCATCAGGATATTACGGTGCGGCATCGAGAACGAATGGAAACCAGGTATCATCAAACCGCCCGACACATTTCAGTTCATGGGCGCGCAGGAGCATTATTCCGGATCGTCTGGCAACCGCTATTCTGAACGCAGCCGGGCGCACCTCAGCCTTCATCAGTGGTAAGGCACCGGAAATCAAACCCTCGCCCGGCGGCAACACGCCATCGGGTCCGTCTGCAGATACGTCCGTTCGCACAATCTCCCTGCTGCCGGCAGCCGGAGAGGCTGCTGCGCAGGGCTGGAGCATTAAGGATGGCGGAATTCAGTTGTCAGATGGTGTATTTAAGATCACCAAGCAGAGCAATAAAACCTGGTCCCTGACGCATCCGGTGGATGACGCAATTACCCTGCTGACACAGGGCGGCAGACTGACCTGTAAGTTCCGCCTGTCAGGCGCACTGACCAACAATCAGTTCGGGCTGGGGATTTATCTGTATACGGATGCTCCCGTTCCTGATGGTGTGGCGATGACGGGTACCGGTAATCCGTTCCTGATGTCGTACTTCACTCAGACCACTGACGGCAGAGTGAATCTGATGCATCACAGGAAAGCCGGAAACACGAAGCTGGGGGAGTTCGGCGATTACGGTAACGACTGGCAGACGCTGGAGCTGGTGTTCACCGCCGGCAGTGCCACGGTTACTCCGAAACTGAATGGAGTGGCTGGCCCGGCATTCCAGGTTATAAAAGACGGTCTGACACTGGGACTGAATGCGCTGACGCTGACGGATGTTACAAAAAATGCAGCGTATGGCGTTGAGATAGAAAGTCTGGTGCTGGAGATAAATGCACCGGCAGCATAATAAAAAAAGAGCCAGCGACTGACCTGAAAGAAGACGCTGGCTAAAAGGCCTTATATGTTTGTAGAGACTTATTTTTCACAGACAGCAATGATGCCTGTCAATATATTATCAATATGCGGATTGTTTCAGTTACAGATGCTTTATTAAGGAAAAAAACAGCCAGCACTGACTTTCGGTGGAGAGGTGCTGGCTCAGAAGGATAGTTGGATTTCACATGATACTTATGCCTGGCGGTATATTTTCTGACAGACAGTGACGGGTGTTGTCAAGATATTGTGTCATTTATAACCTGAATCAGGGGAGGCCGGAATGTTATCTGGCATTTTTAGCAGAGCCTGAATGCCATAATCACGGCTCCCGGAGTTGGCCGTCAGTGGGTGACACTGGCGGTTTTTTTGTTTTTCTTTACTTTCATTTTCTGTCGGCGGTGACGGAGACATACATCAGATGGAAAAAATCACAACGGGTGTGTCATACACCACGT